TATTAATCTTGCCTTGTAAGAACTTCTGTAGTTTCTTTTTAATGTTATCTATAATCGGCTGAGTAAGTGTTGTAGCGGCTACTGCTGTAACAGCTGCTGCTGCCGCTGTAACAAGTACCTCAGACGAGGGTATAGGAATGGGTGGTAAAGGTGGTAGAGTCAGCTTAGGAGCTGGCAGAGGCTGCGTAGCTATAGGTTCTGTACCCTCTGGTTCTTGTAAATCACTAGGAGGTACAACCAAAGGTATATAGCTAGGCACGTCTGCTTTTGGTAAGGGTATAGATATTGTTTCTATTGTCTCTACTGGTGGAATTACTATTGTAGGTATTTCCATCTTCTTTATCTTGAAGTTTTTAAGTTACTTCCGTTAAATTAAATTTATATTTTTTACCAGAACGGTTATTTTTTAAGAATAAGTCTGATTCTCCTTCCTGTATTGTCCAACTACCCCAAGTTCCGTCAACGTCATTAGACAAACCCTCGTTGGATAAGTTAAGGTCAGCAGTATAAATATTTAGCCAACGATAACTTGACGTACCTAAATAATAAGCGGCATCAGCATAGGGTCTAAAATGACCATCAGATTGTAATACTGTTCGTGTAGTACCAGTACCACTTCCAAAATAAATTACACCTTCTCCAACACCTGTACCGCTAGTGCACTTAATATTAAAACTGCCAGTATCATTTTCTATTAAAAAGTCACTACCTGTGTGCTTTATAAACGCATCATTGCCAGACCCAGCAATTAATTTTTTATTATCATTAACTTTTATATTTTCACTTACTAAACAATCACCTGTAACTTGCACACCAGTAGAATGTGTCTCAAACTTTTTACTGTTGTCGAAATATAACTCTGCTGCATTAGTGGTAGCAGTAGCAAAAATCGTTTTATTATTACTACCTCCACCGAATACTTTAAATACATTATTGCCAGTAGTAATTTGGTTTACACCAGAAGAATGAAAAATTTTCATATCTCCACCTGTTCCAAACTGAGCTTTTACACCATCTCTAAAGTATAAAGAATCATCTGATTTATCCCATTTTAATTGGTTAGCAGTGCCATCATTACCTGTAAACTGTCCGTCACCATTTATTTGTAAAACAGAACCATTATAAGTTAAACCAGATTCACCATTTAAAGTATTAGCAGTACCAGAGCCAGTAATAACTCTGTTATCTGCGTTGTTGTTTATTGTTGTTCCAGCAGGGATGCTTACTGTTTCAAAGCTAGGATCTGCTCCGTTGTTTGCTCGTAAAAACTTACCATCGTTAGATCCTGTACCATGTTCTAGTTTGGCTAGTGTTACTTGTTGATCGCCTATTTTAGCTGTAGTAACACTACCGTCAGCTAGTGCTCCTGTTACATAAAATATACCATTCATAGCTGGGTGAGATGTACATATATAATATAGAACATCTGGTGCATTATGTGGTACTTCAAATATAATTGTAGAGCCTCCACCTCCAGCGTTATTTGTTACGCCTGTGTTGTACTCGGTGCCGCCTGCTCCGGCTACACTCTGTATGCGAAACGGATGTGCTCCAGAAGAGTTACCGTTTACGAATCTGTATGTTTTACCACGTGTTAAGTACAAGGTAGGGTCATTAACCGCTCCGGTTAAGCCCTCTCCTGTAAATGTATAGTGGTCACTTCCGACAGCTCCAAGAGTGTAGGTGTGGTCTAAAGCGTCGGCATGTAGTTTACCAGCTGTAATCTGAGCATCTGCTAGATCAGCTGTATGCACCTGACCGTCTTTTATACCGCCAGTGCTTACTTGTGTTAATGTCATTTAGTCTGCCTCTTCGGCTGTGTTTCCCTCTGCTACCCATTCAAGGTATTCTTGGTAGTCTGTGTTTGCTTCATCTTTTGGTATATTAATCCTGATATTATTTGATTCTTTTAAAATCATTTCTGTCACTACCCCATCAAAAGTAGAAGTATATAATTTATAAATTGGGTTTGTTGGAAATGCCATAATTTAAATCTCCGCTGTAAACGCTAGTTTGCCATATACTCCACTATCTGCATCATATACTCTTAAAGTTGCACCTGCTCCAGGATTTCCTACTTGATTAACGAGAACACGATTATTTCTTGATTCTGAATTTAAAGCCAAAGTTGATACGTTAATACCCCCACTTGGTCCATAGGCTCTAAAAGCATTAGTCCAATTACTTACCTCCATAGTAGGTGTGGCTCGCATAACAACTGGTAAGTCAATGGATGAATAAAAATTTGAACCTGTTGTCCAAGCTTGTCCAATAATAGAGTTTTGTCCTTCAGCAATCATTGCATAATACCTCTGACATAAAGCAAGCTCCTGACCGAATGACCTATGCTCAAAATCTGTTGCAACGCCAGAACTATTAACTTCTAATTGAACTCCTGTTATATACCACTCATTTGAGGTTGAATCAAATAAGTTAACTGCTTGTCCAGCAGCAGCATCTCCATTAGCATAAGTTGTATAAGTCGATCTAGATGAACCGCTAGTATAAATTGTACCAGCAGCAAGCCACCAATACAGTTCTAAGCCTGATCCGTTATCATTATTAATTACCCCAGAAGTGTCACCTGCAAAAGAAAATGTTTTTCTTTCCCATGTATCAGCAGAATTAATAGTATAAGTTTGACTTACCTGTTTATAACTGTTATCTGCTTGTTGTATATTAAAAACATAATTGCCAGTTTTATTGGATCTTACATAAAAACTTACAGTTATAGTTTTTGCACCACTTGTTCCATAACCTAAATCCTGTAAATTCTGTGCTTCAATACGGTGTCCTAGATTTGAAAATTGACTTACTGCAAGACTTGTATCAGCAGTTGTTACATCTACTTTTAAACTATTTGAAAACCCATCTGGTGAAGTCGAAGATTGACTAACAGTAGAGGCTCCATCATGAGCATTTAGAAATTTAAAACGATCTATAAGATATGCGTTTGTGCTTCCTGTATAAGCTAAACTGCTTCCTCTTTGACTACAAATCATCGAGCCATTTATTATCTTGTTTCTATTACTTAGGTTATTAGTAATATTGGCAGTACACGTTCCATTGCTTGCCAAAGTTATGGCATCACTTGTTGCGGAATTGGAACGTATTCCGTCTACTTTTAAAGTACTCATGCTGCAATCTCCGTAATTACAAAAGTCATAGGAAATGTAGATCCAGCACCAACGGATAATGTACTAACAAAAAATTGAATAGTAACACCCTCTGTTCTATGGTAAATAGTATATGTTCTTGTATCTGTGCTTTGTGCTGGTACAACTATTCTCATATTCCAAACATCATTATCGTTTGCATCAAACTGTCCATTTCTATTTGTCCAATGAACTCTGTCTCTAGAATCTACGGCTGGTGGTTCGCCCGGAACTGCTGAATTAGTTACATCGTAGAATTTTCCATACTGTATATTCGTGGAATTAGGACAAACAAAAGGTGTATAAAACTCCAGTAATAAATTACTATCGGCAGATTTTGGAGTAATAGCAGTTCTTAAACTTGTAGTTAATTCGTGAGAACTACCAGAACTTGCTAATTGTGAACTAGAGGTTAAATATTTAAATTGCCTTTGAAGTGTAGTTCCTGATCTATCAGAGGTGATAATCTGACCTGTTTCATCACTTGGTAACGTAAGCGTCCGATCAGACGCAGGGTTACTGGATGGTGCAGCGATGATTACGCTGTTACCACCCGAATGTTTTAATTTTATTGAACTCATGTTATGTATCTCCTAAACGTATAAATTGTACAGTGCACCTGTTTGCATTTGTATCACCAAAATACTTTACAGCGTTTGCACTATTAGTTCTTACATATAATTTAAAAGTACTCACATCAGTTACATCTAAAATTTTTGAGACAGAAATACTAAAGTGAGCATTAGATGAATCAGCATTAGTCCAACCAGCAGCTGTAATAGTATAACTTGAACCTCCATTTGTAGATAGTTCCCAGATATTACCTATATATTGTTCGTCATTACTTAATCTTCTACCAAATATATGAGAATTAAGTAAATATTTTCCAGTCGTAGGAAATGTAAATACCCCACCACTTGCAGCCATTCCAGTTCCAATCTTTTCAAAATTAGTGTCAGATCTTTCCCAGAAAGTGAAAATTGTACTGTTTCCGTAATCAGCGTCTGCATTAGCTCTAAACTCATCAACCATTGTTATTCCTTGAGTAGCTAATCCACTTGCTAAAGTTGCTGACGTTACTGAGCCAGCTGGTAAGCCACCAGAGGATATACCTGTGATAGTACCATTACCATTAATTTGTATTGCCATAATTATACTATTGTGTAAACACTACCACTAGGTACTGTTAATGTAACGCCATTTGCTATAGTGATCGGCCCAGCACTAAGGGCGTTTTTGTTTGTTGAAATTGTGTAGTTGTTAGATATAGTCTGTGAGTTTTCATAGATACATCCGTCAGCTACTGCTGAAGCTACACCTGTTAAACTACTACCGTCACCTGTGTAAGATGTTGCACCTAAAGCTCCTGTTGCAGAGTTAAAGGTTAGATTACTACCACTCTTAGGTGCTAGGTCTCCAGTTGCTGCTGTAACAAATACAGGAAAACAAGTTGTGTCTGATGACTCATCCGCTACTGGTATAGTAGAAGTGTTGATAGAGTTTGTAGATGCTGCTGTGATACGTCCCTGAGCGTCTACAGTGATTGCTGGGATTGCTGTGGCTGAACCATAGCTTGCAGCGGTTACAGACGTGTTAGCGAGCTTATCCGCAGTCACTGCGTCGTCAGCTATCTTTGCGGTAGTTACTGCACCAGATGCGATTGTTAAAGATGTAGAACCTGTAACGTCGCCTGTGTGAGTAGCGTTTGTTGTTTTAGCTGTGTTAGCTGTTATTGCTGTGTTAATTGAGTTTGCAAGTTTATCTGTTGTAACTGCATCATCTAATATTTTTGCTGTTGTAACTGCACCACTTGTAAGTTTAGCAGCTGTAACTGTACTATCACTTGGTGTACCGATACTTACTGAGGCTCCGATGGTGATAATAAAAAAGTCAGCACCATTAGCAGGGGCGGCAGAAAAGATAATATCAGCACCGTCGAGAGCAAATCCTTCGCTGGGTTGGCTTGTACCTGTGTTAGGTTTCTGAACGACTCCATTGATAGAAACAAGCATTTGCTGTGCAAAAGTGCCTGCGTTGCTAAGTGTAAATCTATAAGCTGATCCATTAAGTGTTGCACTGCCTCCACCAGTTCCTGATGAACTAGATATGGTATTTATAAAAAAGTTACCTACTGTTTGAGTCTCTTCCCAAGCACTAGATGTTCCATTATATACGAGAAGTTTTCCTGTGCCAGTATTAAAGAATAAGTCACCGCTATCAAGACTACTTGTAGGGTTCGACGACCCAACTCTATATCTTTCTGAGAAGTCATTAATATCTCCACTAAGGCTTACAAGATCACTTTCTGCAAGTGTAGCTTTATGATAGTTATATACCTGTCCAGAACCAGTTGATGTTACAATAAAACGTATACCAGCTGCTACAGTAGAACTGTGAAAGTTAGATGGTATTCCGTTTATAGTTACTGTAGATCCACCTACGGTTCTACCTGTTGTACTACTACCACTACCACTTACTACAATACCAGCTGCGTCTGCTATAGAAATAGCAACACCAGATACTGGCTGTGTGTTAGGAAATGATACCTCGTTAGCTATAGCTTCAAAACCACCGAATGGTTCTAGCTGTGCAGCTACATAATCAACAATAGCACCAGAGGTTGGAAACTTAGTATCATCATCTGTAATTGTAGTCTGCTTTGCCATACCGTCGATCTGGTTTAGATCGGCTATATCTGCTGTAAGAGCTGTACTATCTGCAAGTTTAGATGCTGTTCCACCCTGCATGCCTGCAAGTACTTTAAGTTCTGCATCTGCAATCTTAGCTGTAGTTACAGCGTCGTTGTTTATCTTAGCTGTAGTAACTGCATCGTTAGCAATAGTCAAAGCTACTGATCCAGTCACATCACCTGTATGAGTCTGGTTTGTAGTCTTGGCTGTGTTAGCTGCAATAGCTGTATTAACAGAGTTAGCTATCTTGTCAGCTGTAACTGCGTCATCAGCTATGTCAGCTGTTGCTATTGTAAGATCTGTAATATTAGCACTTGCTACAGTTATATCTGTAGGCAGTGTACCTCCAGCTAGCTTTGCCATTGTTACAGCATTGTCAGCTATTTTAGCTGTTGTTACTGAGTTACTAGCTAACTTAGCTGTTGTTACATTACTATCTAATATTTTAGCTGTAGTAACAGCACCATCTTTTATTCCAGATGTTGTTACTGTCTGATTCTGTTCTTCTTGTGCAGCAAATAGTAGCTGCTCATTATTGTTGTTAAGATCGCCTGCCTTAACTGAGGAGCCTGCTGTGTAGGTTGCCTTAGCAGTATCTACGTCTGTATCACGATAGATACGTATAAGAGCAGGGCTTGCTGGTATGTTGCCTGATGTAAAGACAACATTACCACCGCCTGTGGTTGTGTAGCTGGTTATGTTATAGTGAGTACTGGTTGTCTTTACGACACCATCTACCTCTACTTTAACGTCAGCCTCTTTGATGGAAGGAAAGGAAAACGACTTCGTAGCGTTTCCGTCTCCTGTGTAATCTACGAAAGTTGTTGCCATTACTTATACATATTAAGAAGGTTGTACGTTTGGGAAGATTTAAATTGTTGTGCTGTTTTAACAGCTTTTTGTTCTTCAATAAGTTTATATATATCTTCTCTATATTTAATAGAGTTCCAAGCTGCTACTCTAGCACTTTTAAATAATCTATCTATTACTATGTTATGGTAGTAATCTCTAGCGTTAAATTGACCTCTATTGCCTGCTCGTATATCAGCTCTCATAGTTGCCATAGATGCTATAATTTTAGGATCTTTAGATAGTTTTTCTAAATCTCTTTCTAAATTAAAATTACCTATAGCTTGTTGGAACTGCGATCTAATACGAGGATCGTCAGTTAGGTTAGTACCATCAGGTGCATAAAATGTAGACATTCTAAGATCATAACCACTCTCGAATAGAAATGTCCTACCATCAGTAGCTTCTAAATTTAGACTTATTGGACTAATCATGTTAAATGCACGAGTCATAAAGTCATACAGTTTTAGTGGTTTACCATTTAGCATATCATACTTGTATGGCAATTCGTTTACACCGGGTATATTTTCTGATAATAGGTTACGGTTACGCCAAGATTGAAATACACCAGAGTTAATTTCTCGCATATATGGTGTAAGAAGTTTACCCATTTCATTACGTAAACCAGCTAACGGAACTGTATTGTTAGTTAAGCTTGCAGCTATACGTTCTGCTTGTCCCGGTCTACCAGCTGCTAAGTCAACAAGTTGTTGTATACCAGCTAAATAAGACTTGCCAGATATAGACTGTGCTATAACTAAAGAAATCTTTTGTAGTTCTTTCTCAGTCCACTCTTCGCCCATCAATATACTAGCATCACCTACGTCAGCGATTGTAGACATAATAAGATTAAATGGTTCTATAGAGTCATACCCTACACGCACACCACCTAGCTCAATAGTTCTAGGCAAGTAGCCACCATCTATCCAACCCTGTCTCATCTGTCTATCTGTAGGACCGTTGCCGGTAAGTCTACCTGACATCCATGCGTTTATAGCCAAAAATGTTACAGCGGAACCTATAGCAAATCTACCTGTCTGTAATGCCTTAGCGTTTTGTAGCTCGTCTAAAGTATTGATACCATATTTTTTAAGAGTTGCTAAGTTACTAGCATCAGCAAAAGCTATATCATTAAACTCTTTAACAAGAAAGTTAAATCCGGGTGTATGCTTACCTGTTAGTGCAAGTCCATTTACACCAGTTCTAGCAAATAAAAAAAATGGTCTAACGTATGGGTTAGCTGTCAAGACATCATTAAGACCTTTAGCAAAGCCTGTAAGATCTTGTGTTAGTGTTACCTCTTTACGTGCAAAGATTGTTGCTTCATCTTTTATGTTACCATTGCTATCAAAAATCTGTCCGTAGAAATCATCTTGATATGCTCTCATTAGTTCTGGAGTCAACTTAGGCATTTGTACTCCATCACTTTGTAATGATAGCACGTTACGCATAGCTTTTTCTCTCATCTTAGCTCTGCCAAGTAAGAATGTAAAAGCATCGTCAGTTGCTGCCATCAACTTTGTAGAGTATGTAAAAAGATTATTATTGTTTATACCACGTATCATATTAGTAAAAGCAAACAAAGCTTGATCACTCTTACTTGCTCGTCCACTATCTTCATAGTATCTTCTAACAAGTTCCCAGTTATAGTCACCTTTAGTAAACTCAGTATATCTAGTTTTAACAGTAGATATATCACCTGACCAGTATGAATTAAGGCGGGTAAAGAATAAATCAAACGCTTCTGGCACAGCCTCTAGCATACCATTCATAGAAGCAAGGCTACTACGTATAGTAGCAGAGTCTCCTGTAAATGGATAACGCATAGTTGCACCTAAGAATGTAGATACAGGACGTAAAAATGTTGCAGCACCTGTACCTAAAAGTGCTCGCATCGGAGTTTTAGGTCCACTCAATACACTGTGACTTACCATTTCCTGTAAGCTACGTATTAATGCACCAGTACGATTAGGTCCCTCACCACCTATTTGACCACCTTTTATAATAGTTTTAGCCCAGTTGTCAAAGTCTTCTAATGAGTTTACATTTTTCATCATAGAAAATGCTTCAAACAACGCATTGAGTAAGTTCTCATCTGGGTCATCTTTTGCTATTTTAAGTATAGAAAGTATAGATTCTTTAACATCCTCTACCTCACCTCTAACAGCTTGGTTAACAGCGTCATTTACTTGTGCTCTAGTTTTGCCTGCACCGAATGATCTAAAATAATCAGATGCTACAAACCTAGATTTCTTAGTCTGGAACAAAGCTGTAAGCATAGTATCTACTATCTGCTTTGCTGGACCATCTATATCATCTAGTGATACGAAATCTATTATTTCTCTACCAGCTATACCTGTATCACGTAACTGTTTTAACAAAGAACCTACAACTAAATCAGCTGTAACTACTGTTTCAGCAGCCCATGTTTCAAATACCTCATCTCCTAATGGTAGTGAAGCAGTATCTCTAGCAAATAATTCTGCAAGAAACTCATCAGCTGGCATATCAGCAGCATTTCTACCTTCAACTATTTGTCTATACGAAGCTACAGAATCACGCCATAAATCAAGCATGACCTTTCTATCACCTTTTACTGCGGCTAATTCTTTAGCAAACTTATCATCACTCATTAAGCTACGTAATGTAGACTCAACGATTTCATCTGTAGTGCCTGCTGCACGTGCTATACGCTCACGTTCTACAGCTGTAGTAATAGCACCTGTAGATCCATCTTCAGATCCCCAGTCTGTACGTGTACGCCTGAGTTGCTCATATGCTTCTCCCGGCGCAACTTCAGATATATCAGCACCCTGATGCCTTTCAGCAAGTGGTGCATTTTTAGCTGCACGAAACTCAGCTTCTCCTTTACGTATTTGTGCAAGAGCTGCTGTAGTTGTTTGATTTTCAATACTGGTGTTACGACGAACAATTTGGTTTTTAGCAGCACGACTGCCTTTACCTATTAAATGTACTGCTCCATCAAATACTAAACCAATACCCATACCTTCGACGATGTTCTTAAACTTCATCATAATAGGATGGTCTGTTTCTTTAGTACTTAATGGCGTATCTATCCAACCGTATCGGTCTCGCATAGCTCCTAAAGCGTTCTCTCCATCAGACTCTTTTGATATAATATCTGATATACCACCGATTGCAGCACCTCTAGCTAGTGTACCTAGACCTAAAAGTTTAGCTGCACCACCGGCTATAAGAGGTACTCCTGTAGCTGCAAGCCCTTTTGCTGCTAGTACTGTACCAGCTGCTAAAGAACCGAAGTGTACTGTACCTCTGAGTAGTTTACCCCACCATGTTTTAGTAATAATAGGGTCATCTTCGTCTGTAAAAGGTGTCCACTCTGGTTCGTAGTAACCTTTTTCTTCTTTTTCTTGTTGCATTTCACCAGACAACGCATCAAATGTACGTTCTGGAAATGTAGCTAGAGAAGAAGCTGTATCTTGTAAACCACCAGATAGAATAGACTGTGCTTCTTTAGCTATACCTCTAATTCCCCATGTATCATTGTTTCTAGGGTCAGCAGCTATGTCAGCAGCCTGTTGGTCAGATGCAACTGATGCTGCTTCTGACTCTTGAATAACTTGTTTCTTTTCTGCATCTTCTTCTATCTGAGCAGTCATCTCCTCAACAGAAGGTAATCCCGTAGGATCGTAATTAATGCTTTCGTTTTCCATATTTATTGATTTAGTGTTTGTTCCACTTGTGCCTTAGCAGCAACTGAACTTAATGAATCTAATTCTAAGAATGGTGGTATGTCTCCTATTATTTTTGCATACTCTTCTCTATCTTCTTGTGGTACAAAAGTTAAACGTCTGTATGTAGAATCTGCATTACTAAATGCTAATTTGTTGTTACCTTTAAACCGTAGTCTAGATAATACCAATAGTCTTTGCATGCGGTCATCAAATACAGCGTCAAAATCTAAGTTAGGTAAGTCTCTCATAAGTTGTATCAAACCTTCACGTGTAATACCATATAACCCAAAGTTATCATAACCTTGTTCTATAAGATCTACAACCTCTCCTAGCGTATGTTGTGATAATGGTTTTTCTAACTCAGCATACTTATTATCTTTTTTAATAGCATCTAGACCACCATTATCTTTAGTCTTTGGATTTATTATTGCATTTAATAGTTTGGCTCGATCTCCTTTTAGATCTTCTGTAACGACTCTATCTATTTTATTCGCAGAAGGTTTATCTTCTATTAGTAGAGGGTTTGTAAGACCAAGGTTAATGTCACCCATAAGCTCTGGTATAGGTTTCATCATACCTGTAGCTACAAGTCTATCATGAGCTAATTTAACTGATGATTTGTTTTTATATAGATGTGATATACTTGTCCAGTAACCGGGAAGTTTTTGTTTCTTTCCTTTAAAAAACTCTAGCGATTCTGTTAGAAATGGCTCTTCGGCATCATGTGGAGTTTCTGCTGATATAGCACCGGCAGGGTCCGCTCTGTATACACCAGTTAACTTAGCAACTGCGAGCTTTGTATCTTTTGATGTTAGCTCAGAGTCAGCTTCATCAAACTGAGCTTCTGTAATAGCAGCTTTTGTAGTTGTAGCAGCTTCCGCTATAGGATTATCAACTCCTAGTTTAGACAGTCTGTTAAATTCGTCTTTAAAAAATTTACCCGCCTTTGCATACATTGCATTATATTTATTTGTTCGCCACTCATAGTCTAAAACTTTTTTATCAAAAATATTTCTATCTTTAACTCTCCCATCTATAAGTTGAGCAAAGTTTGTTCTAACTTCTCTAAACTCTGGTCTATCAAATACAGGAGTCTTACTTCTTTCTACAAGCTCTAGTGCTTGAGTACGTAAAGTAGGATCTACAATCGTAGAAATCATTTCCATAGATACAGGTATATTATCATTTTCAAATCTACCTGTTAAATAATCAAGTCTACCTTGCTGCCAGTCCAACCCTTCCTTTTCTTTAGCTGCATTATAATACTGACGTATTTCGTTAGCGTTACCAGCTTGTAAGGATTGGTAATTAGTTTCTTTATTATTACCTTTAGGTACAAACTTTAGATCGTCAAGTATATATTTTATATCTTGCTCGTCAAATACATTTTTATCTATACCACGTTTAACTAGCTTAACCCAATCAGCATTTGCTTCTTTCATAGAGTTTTTACCGTAGCCTTTACCTTCATAGTATTTAGCTCGGTTAGCTATAAAACCATCTTGGTGATAAATTTCATCTCCTATAGGTTCTGTATAATTAGGATCGTTTGTTTTTTCAGCATTAATTTTTATGGTATCAAAATAGTATTGATCTGAGCTACCTTGATTAACTGTATTTACAGCAGCAGCTTCTGCACTATAAGCTTGTGCATTATCTGAACTTAACCGATTATTCCATGCAGGGATAAAAAAGTTAATTAGCTGTCCTTTACTAATCTGTGGATATTCCTGTGTCCAGATTTCTATATACCTAGAACCAGCTACACGCCACCACTGTTGCTTTTCAAGTGCTGTCATGTCAGCGTATAACTTATCTCCGACTACAAGACTACTTTTAGCAATATCTAAATACTGAGGAAGATAGTCTTTCATATTTTTAGCACCAGACAGCCCTGACACTATATTCTCATTAGCTATCATTTTTTGAAGCTCTAACAAGTCCTGATTACTAACAGGCATACCAGTAGAATCTGTGCCAGTCGCTTCTATCTTTCCTATCTCAGCTTGTATATCGCCGTCATTCATATTCTTGAGCTCAGTAGCTCTTTTTTGAAGACTAGCGAATCTACTTACTATCTTTGGATCTTCAGATGTTTTTATTAATTCATCATAATCAGCATCATTATCTTTATAAGTTTGCATCTTCGCAAGAGCTTCACCACCTGTCTTAGTTAACTGGACTATATCTTTTAACCCGTCTACAATGGTGTACTTATTTGCAGCATTATAAGCTGCAATGTGTTGAGCAAAATCTTTAGCCCTAACTTGTATGTTACGGTCTATCGACTCGTTTACAGCCTTTTCAGCATTAGGAGCTGTTTCGGCGTAGTCTAGCTTCTCATCGGTAAACGGAAATAATTGTTGTTTACCGAGAGCAGCAAAATATGAATCTGACATTTAACCGAACCCCATCATGCTAAATATAGTTTTTTCTCCTCCAAAAGGCGTCATAGATCCGAGACCTACAACTTGTGTAGCTATCTGTAATGCTCCACCTAATCTGTTACTTGGTGGCATTAGTACAGGTGCACCATACTCTGGTCTCACACCTATTGAGTTGATTGCTTTTGCTCGTGCTCCTTGATACTGTTTGAGTCTAGCTTGTTGACGTCTCGCCATGTTAACTCCATACTCATTACGCACAGCATTATTCAGAGCACCTCGCACTCTTGTTAAAGCTAGTAATCCTTTTCTACCAGCTGTTCTAGACCTACCTTCTTGTTTGCCTCTTATATCTCCGCCTTTAGCAAAGTAGTTAGCAAATGTAGTTTCGTATTGTTGTCTAGCTTGTCCCTGTACATACAAGGCTCGTTGTAAGTCGTTACTCATTGCACGACTAAAACCGATGGTAGCAGTGTTTAAACCACGCTGACCGGTTGTTTCTCTATTCCAAAATTTTAGGGATGCAGAACGATAATTAGCGTCTTTCTCCATCCAGCGTTGTCTTGCTTGCTGTCTAGCAGCAGCGTTAAGATCCATGCACACGGCAAAACTCTATAAATGGTAAATTGTTTGGTCCGTATTCAAACTTACGTAAGAACTTAAAACCTAAAAACTTTAACAGTTTTAAATGTACTGTATTTCTACAGTCTACTATGTTCCACAAAAGAGGCTCTTCACGGCTATCGACATACCGTTTGGCTTCTCTTGCAAATGTAATTGGATAACGTTCTATTTCTGGTGTACATAACATCCAGATTGATCCGTCATTACCTACTCCGGCTAGTCCGGCAGTCTTGCCGTCTGGTACTGTAAAATACACAGTAGAGCTCCTCTGAGCCACCATAGGAAGAAAGGCTTTAGGATTGATCCCATGGCCTTCTGTAACCTCCCTGTAGTCGTCTGAACGTAGGTTTGAGGCTACTTCTGTAGCAGCCTCTAGTGTAATTGGGTGTATGTAATTAGGCACGTTTGTAGAATTTAGGTGAATAGTCTCCCTCCCACGACATAGCTCTTAATGTAGCTGGTGCGGGGTGACTTGATTTAAGTATAATATTTACGTTTGTATTCTTCTCATAAACAGGTATAGTTTTAATAAACTCTTCTAGATATGGGGCGTCAGATGTTTGGTACTCGTCTAGTATTGATGACTCATATACTTCACTATAATCAGACTTACCTAAACGTTCTAATACAGTTTCGTAAAGACCTATCTTACCAAAGTGTAGCTTGACTCTATGTAATACAAGTGATGAGTTAACATCAGAAACTGATCTCTCATTCTGTACTTTAGTTGGGTATAGTTTAGGAAACTCTACTAGGTATTCATATACATAACCTATACGTAACGTCACGCCTGACCAGTTTCCCGGTACTGTAAAGCTTGTTGTACTTGTTAAGGTAGGTTTAGCATATCTACCTATTCTAGTAGCACTGCTGTTAACATCAATTAATGCTAAATCATAGTTAGGTGTAGTTACATTAGGCAACCAAGTAACACTACTAAATGTAGTTAAATTTGTAGTAGAGCTATAACTACCACCACTAATTGTAGTATGGTTATCTAAGTGTATTAAATAGTTTACATCATCTTGGTCAAAGTTGGGGTCAGTATCAGACTGTATCAACTTAAGACATTGTAAGAAGTTATCAGTATCTAGAAAGTAATACTCGTCATTAATAATAAAATGATACTTAAGCGGATTATTAAACTTCCATCTAAACCATGCTTGCTGCTGTACTTTATCACCAACTTGTAAATATTTGTACCCTAAGACTGTATCTGAGTCAGTTTTACCTATAAGTATCATAGAGTTTTCTCTAGAATTAGTAAGTAAATCTAAATTTTTAGGTAATAGAGTAGGTACTAGCTTACTAATTTCTACAATACTTGGCTCACCCTCTCTTGCTGTATTAGCCATTTGATTCATGCGGCTAAATTTACCAGAATTATCTAGGTAAGCTACAGTAGTTCCTAACGAAATAGGCGGTATATCTTTATTATAGTTAAATGTAGATACACTACGTAGTTTAGCTGTATCAGGATTCAGTACAGTATCGTCTGTAGATAGTAAAAACTGTTGGTTTGTACTAAATACTAGCAGTCCAGCATTGATTTGTATGCCATCAAATAGGTCAGATGGAAACATGGATGCAGCAGATATGTCTATAGGGTCACTAGCGGCTACTGTAAGAGCTGATTCTATAAAGAAATCAGGGGTTCCTAGCGTACCCGGTCTAGATAATATGACGTTTTCGCCTGCTAATAATGCTAATCTGTTACGGAAAAACAATACTTTATTAATACGTTTACCTACAAATGTAGGCATAGGGTTAGTATTTGTATCTCCTACTCGACGTACTTGATAAGTAAAAGGTCTAACAGTAAATGTAGTTGTAGCTGTACGCTGTATAACCAACGGCATGTTAGTCAAAGTATCAGTTATACCGGGTATTGGACATTCACTCCACGACCCTGCACCATCTAAATTATTTTCTCCGGAAAATCTAAGAAAGTAATCATCCTCATCAGACATTCTAGCGTTAGCTACCTTAACTACATAACCATGTCTACACTGGTTTGGTAGTAATGTAACATCATTAACGGTCTTTTGAAAGACACGCATAAGATCTTCTTCTGCTATTTCTACGTTAAACGGAGAACTACTTGATAAGTATATTCCCGGTCCTATAACCTTTGCAGAAATACCAGACGGTAACTGTGCAGTTATACCAGCTAATATAGTATCAGCTGTTACTGCTGTATCAGAATCAAAAGGTGTAGGAGTTGGACGTATTAATCCATCACCATTATTAGTAAGTGTAGCTTTAACAGTTGTTGTTTCTATTTCTGTTACAGTAATATCTAAAAATGCTTGACCATTACCACTAGCTGCATTACTAGCAGCATCTGGAACTACTCGTACAACGTCTCCTACATCCCAACCTTCACCACCATGTAGTAATACAACTTCTAGGTTATAACTACATCTATAATTATCACCACCCGGTCCAGACGAGTCAGCACTATAGTTAGGGCTAACACCTTGCTGACCCAAGGCTGTGCAACGAAATGTTAAGTTATCCTTACCTGTAGTAAGTGTAGTACCACCACTGTTTTTTACATGTGTAATATTTTCTGATGAGCCATAACTACCCTTAGCTGTTACAGCAAAAACTTCTGTACCAATACCGGGACAGTGACCTGTACCATCTGATTCGTCGTAGCTGTTAGCTGTAATTTTAATTTTAGTTGCACGTTTAAGTGTAGTTAAATTACCTGTAGATGTTGAGTCAAATATATTTACTCCGTACTGTCTACCATTTTCAGTTCGTAATAATTCTATCATAGCACAATGAGCTTCTGGTCTATCAGGTGTTGTACCCGACTCGCCTACTAAAGTGTTAGAGTTAGAAGAGTCTCTACTGTTAACAAATGTAGTATCGTTAATTGTAAGAAACTGTAAGTTTTCTGAGTTACTGGTAGCAAGGTAATTCTGTACTGTTGATTGATGATTTACTCCATCATGTGTATAGCTAGTAGTCATCTGCTGCCCATCACTGCAACGCCAGACTCTGACTTGTCCATCTGCTGCAACTTGACCTATATAAGATCCTTCGCTTTCATCTCTATAGTAATGAAACCAAGAACCACCACTTTGTACATTAGTTAAAGGAGCTGTCCCAACTCTAGCTGCACCGGGTCTTTTAAATAAACCAAAGGTTGGGTCAGGAATTGCATTAACAATATCTCTAAGTTGCCCTTGAAATTTTAAGTGGTCTGCCTGTTCTGAAATTCCTTGAATAAAGCTAGGAATAGTTTGTGTAATACCAGCCATTATCTTGCTAAGTTCCTCCAAGGTTCGTAGGTAGGATATACTGTATCATCTGGAAATCCAAACATGCTATGGTTGCCTTGATTACATTCGTATTCCATAAGTGCAGCACGGCTTAGTGCTTCTTGCTGTGCTAATAATTGTACCAGCTGTGGGTTAGCTACCAGTTGTGTAGCTGCTATTCTGGACGCTCTGTAAGTTATATATCTTTTAAAAACAAGAGGCAAGTCTTCGTAATTATATAACCTAATAACATCTAAGTCTATAGTTGAACCCATGTCAGTAAAGACATCTGTGTGTTTATTTTTATCGTACAAAAAACCGTTACGTCTTACAAAGTTATAAGTTCTTGTGTTCCAGTTATCTGGTAAATCTATTCTAATTATATCATCTGATATAGCTATTTTGTTATTAGCGTCTTTACTAAATGTTACATGACGCTCTCTGTTAAAGTGCCAGCCTTCCGACTGTAGATCTACATTTGCATCACGTAGTAAGTTATATATAAATTGTATCTCTGGGTTAGCGTTTGTAATAACTCCAGTAGATGGGTCTTTTAATTGTGTTATAGGTGCTTGTCCGATAGCTCCCAGTATTGAGTTAACTGCGGATAGTTCGGTATCGGTTTCAATAGTTGTGGTAGCCATAAGAAAAAAGGGAGCCGAAGCCCCCGTATAAAAAATAAATGTGTTACTACGATGTAGTTACGTTTTCTGGGTATGTGTCACCGAAAGCGGCGTTACCTGTAGAACCTACAGCAGCACCAGCAACGAGTTCAACACAGCAAGCAGGGTTTAAGAAATCTGCACCCATAGCGAGACGTCCAAGTATTACGTCACCTTGGTATACAACTGAAACATCTCCAGAAGTTACTTGAACCTGTGGTCCAATAGCTTCTACAACTCCAGCTCCTTCTTTTTGGAAGATTAAGCCACAGCTGTTAGCGAAGTCAGATGAGTTACCATAGTTGTTGTTGATACCTGTTACAGAAGCTCTACCGTCTTCTGCTGTTTCACCAACAAATGAACCAACGTTTCCGGGTGATGTTACACCGGGGTTAGTTGCAGATGCAGAACCATACTTAGTTCCGTATGATCCAAAGAATGGAATGTTCATTGACTTGAAGATCTTAATGCCTGCAATTTCAATGATGCCGTTTCCAGACTGTAGTGTATCACCTTGCTCGTCTCTGTTGATAAGACCGTTAGAACCAACATTTTGTATTAGTTCGTAGTACTGTCTTGGGTTCAACACAGCTACTCTACCTTCAGTAGAAACTCCTTTCTCATCTAGTGCAGCGGCTGCATCGTAGAAAGCGTTTATTAATGAAGCTGGTACATAAGCATCAGATGCTTGGTTATTTGTACCTACTCTGATCTGTGTTCCACCGGGCTCAACGAAGCCTGACTTAGTGATTGGTGAAGCAACTCTAGCTCCCTTCGCAATTTGACGGAAGATAAGTCTATCGTACTTCTCAGCTAGAGCATAGCCAATCTTCTTAGAGATTTCACCACGTAGATCGTAGTGTGCTAATGTTTCATCTAGCTCATAAACAAACGCTGAACTGATTAATAGGTCATCGCAAGTTATGGTTTTTTCAGCTACTGGAGGTGCTCCATCAGAGTTACCTAGTATGCTGTTACCGGGTGTATGATACTCGGCTTTTGTGCGTCCAGTGTAGATGAACTGAAGACTCTTCCCGTTTGTTAGGGTTCTCTTCATTACAAGGTCTCTAGCGATTGTGTTACGCTGGAAGCCTTTGAACATCTCTCCACTGAACAGCTTTAGATACAGGGCTCTTGCGGAGCCTGTAGCGTTCGATTGACCCGTCCGTGTAAGACTTGCTGGGTCGTTAGTTGATTGTTGTGCCATTGATATGGATTAAAAAAAAAGGTTGATATTGCTTTGTACAAATTTTTCTCGAGTTTTTTGTAGGTCTATCCCTACCGTCTAGACGGCTCAAGGTATCTCCTTAGAGGCTTGTGCCAAGTGGTAAGGGAGGACTTGCACCTCCCAGCTGGCTTAACCAGTTACCTTTTTGTATGCTATGCCACGATACTTAAGTAATTGTAATCTAGCATGATCTCTTTGCTCTTTGATTCGAGCTTGTAGTTCTACTTGAGTCATAATTAACCTCAGTACCTGACCCCCGTTCCATGGTCAGATTGCATGCGTCCCTGATGGGATGAACGGACGTGGCTATTACCCTATAGCTGGTGCTGTAAGGGCAACGGATGTAGACTCAGCTGATGCTAAGTCGAGTGGAAAGTTGTGTGCGTTACGCTCATGCATAACTTCCATTCCAAGGTTCTGTCTGTTTACAACGTCAGCCCAAGTAGGGATGACTTTGCCGTTTGTATCAACGATGGATTGATTAAAGTTAAAACCATTAAGGTTGAAAGCCATGGTGCAGATGCCCATAGAGGTGAGCCATATGCCAACGACGGGCCAAGTAGCCAGAAAAAAGTGTAAGCTACGAGAATTATTAAAAGATGCATATTGAAAAATTAATCTACCGAAGTAGCCGTGGGCTGCAACGATGTTGTATGTTTCCTCATCTTGACCAAACTTATAGCCATAGTTCTGTGAGACATTCTCAGTTGTTTCTCTAATGATAGAGGAAGTAACAAGACTTCCATGCATAGCAGAGAAAAGAGATCCACCGAATACCCCAGCAACACCGAGCATGTGGAACGGATGCATAAGGATATTGTGTTCTGCTTGAAATACGAACATAAAGTTAAAAGTACCAGAAATACCAAGAGGCATACCATCACTGAAACTCCCTTGTCCGAAAGGGTAGACGAGAAAAACAGCTAGTGCTGCGGATAGAGGTGCTGTGTAAGCGACAAATATCCAAGGTCTCATACCTAGTCTATAAGATAGTTCCCACTGTCTGCCTGCATAAGCTGCTACACCGATGAGGAAATGGAAGACAACGAGTTGGTATGGTCCACCATTATACAACCATTCGTCCAAGGTTGCGGCTTCCCATATAGGATAAAAATGTAGTCCGATTGCATTAGAGGAGGGGACGACTGCTCCTGATATAATATTGTTTCCGTAGATTAAGGAACCGGAAACTGGTTCACGTATGCCGTCAATGTCTACTGGCGGTGCAGCGATGAAGGCGAGTATAAAACAAGTTGTTGCAGCGAGCAAGCAAGGGATCATTAAGACACCAAACCAACCTACATATAGTCTGTTGTTTGTGCTAGTAACCCACTCGCAGAATCTCTGCCAGTTACTGGCTTGGCTTTCTCTTGTTACTGAGATAGCTGCCATTTAAAATATACCGGGGATGATTTGTCCTGTTGTTGCGTACGCACCTACTGCTGCTACGAAACCAAGCATTGCTGCCCAGCCATTAAATCTTTCTGCTTCGTTTGTCATGATTGGATGTTTGTTAATTGGATAGTTTTCAATGACTCTAGGTGGAGTCTCATTTGGATAAATGTTTAATAGTTTGTCAGTCATTATTTTTTTTTAGTTTTTCTCTTGTAAGGTTTTGCTGTTTTCGCTGCCTTTTTAAAGTTAGCGGCGGTGGGAGAGCCCTTAGAACCCACCTTTCTCATCTTTTCACCAGAGCCAGCGGCGATCCGCTTTCTCTTGGCGTGAATGTTTGCGTATAATCCTCGTTTAGCTGCCATTATACTTGACCTTTTTTGTTGGTTTTTCTTTTGATTGCATCTAGTAGCATATCTTTACCAGCATCTTCTCTTGCCTTTTTATTCTGCCTAGCTTCGAGAATCTCTCTTTCTATTTCATAGTCAGGACCTAGTTTAGCAAGCATTTGTCTCTCTGTAATAGTGCGTGTTCGCTTGCCAGTCGACATATCATCTGTATAAGCCATGTTAGTACCCTTTTGTTTTAGTACCTGTGCCTTTCTTTTTCTTTTTAGTCATTACTTACCTACCATTTTTTGTGCTTTTTTGTGAGCTGCTGTAAAAGATGTACCAGCTCTCATCTCTTTACGCATCATAGCCATGTGTTTAGCTGAGTGATGCTCGGCATGTTTCTTAAGAGTTGCCTGTTGTCTTGCTGTTAGTTTCATTAACACTTCCATTTACGTAGGGCAAGAGCCTTACGTGTAGGCTTGCCGTTTGGTTTCTTCATTGGTCCTTTTACTCCACTCATGCGAGCACAGAAAGAACGCTTACGTGCACCACCCCCGGGCTGAGGAGCCTTGAGGTTAGAGCCGGTAGCAGCATTATACTTCTTTCTACCGGCTGCTGTCAGTCCGCCTGAGCGAGACTTGTGCTTGCCCATTTTAAGACTGACGTTTTTTCTTTTACGGGAGGCCATACTTTTCTTTTAATTTTTGATACTCAGCTTTACCAGCGTCTGAATCTGGAAACCCGTATACGGTGTGCATAGAGTCATTCATCAGGTGATATTCTCGACGACGCATGCCATCATCGTTTCGGGTAATAGGTAAAGCTCCACCCTCGTCATTATACAATGGAACATCCATGTAAGTTGCAGGCTTACCGCTCGGATCATAACCTATATGATCTTTAAAGTTATGATTTTCGCCTTGGTATCTACCTGTACCTTGCATTGTAAAATCAGGTTTGTCAACATGTGTACCGTGAGCAATCATTAAAGATTCCAAAGGTGGCTGACGTGGTTTTGGTTTAAGTGGATCTTTTTTCTCTTTAGCCATTATGTTATCATTAGTTTAGATTTGTTAGGCTTTGAAACTCGTTTTAGAAAAGGACGGAGATAAGTTGGAACAGCATCATTAGAGGGCATTGCTTTACTACCCTCTAAACCATTTTGCTTTCTCCAGTTTTCTACAAATAGACGAGCTTCGTTTGTATAGTCCTTAGCCATTACTTTTTCTTCTTGGTTTTATTTTTCATGATTGCAGCCGCAACTTTTGGTCTTTTTTTTGCTAGTGCGGCTAGCCCCTTTGACACTTTCTTCTTGCCTTTAGCTGGCGGTCTGCCTCTCTTTGAACCATAAGTTCCTTTCCCTGCTGGCATAATTAAAACTCCAAATTGTCAGATCTTTCTAGTTTAGCGATAACATCTTGCCTGTAGGCTGGGTCGTTATCATACCTTCGGTCACTCATTGCTTGGACAAGCTCTGCTTGACTTCTAAACACATCGCTTGTGGTTTGTGGTGCTTTACCTGTATACATTTTACCTTCGTATCCGTTTGCTTGTTCGTATTGTGACTTTAATCCATTTACTGCAAGCTGTATAGAACCGATGTCTCCATTACTAATAATGTTATCAAATGCTTCTACATATTTTGCCTCTAAGTTTTCGCCTGCCCAACTAATAATATTAGAATAGGACTCCTCTCCGCCGACAGAAGTCTTTATCTGATCTATCTGTGATTCGGATATATCATTAGCTGTAGGTGGTGCTGCTTGCCACTCAGGACTGTTAGTCACCTCAATGTATGCATTAACTAACTCTTCACTAGACATACCCTTAAACTTACCTAAAGTCTCTGGGGATAACTTACCATCATTAGAGTAGTACTCTTCTGAAGCGTTTGTAATAAGAGACGCAGTTTCAGATAAAGATGTTTCTTCCTGTTCGGTTTCTGGTTCTGCCTCTGCCTGTTCAGTTGTTGTTTCTGCCTCCTGTTCACCGAGCTTTGTCTCAAGTTCCTTGTAGGCTTTCTCTAGTTCTGCGGCATCTTTATACTTACCAGCTAGTAGCTGATCTTGTTGTTCGGCTATTTCTTCACCAACTCTCAGAGAATCTACTTCGTCTGTTGTAAGGTTGTCGCTTATTGTTTCTGTAGGTACGCTTGTATCTACTGTAAATGTATTGTTCTCCATTTATATTTGTGGGTCCTCCTGTGGTGGTTCGGGTGTGCTTCCGCCAGATAGATTTTGTATAGCTTCTGATGCCTGCTGTGCCAACTCTGGATTCTTCTGTGGATCCATAAGTGGTGTACCAGCAATCTGTCCTGTCTGCTCGACAAGTGATTTCTGAGCCATCTGCTGCATCTGCTCTTGCTTCATCTGCTCTAGCTGTTCTGGTGTCTTGATTAAGTTGAGTACATCTATACCCTGTGCTGCTGCTAATCTTGTGATAGCTTCGGCTGGGTTGACAAACTTTACGAGAGCTTCTGGTCCTAGTGTCTGTGCTACTGTAGCCATAAATCTAGTTAAGCTTTCGTTGTCTTGTCCTCTACCTAATGAATTTATACCAGCTACTATCTTAGGTCTAACGACATCTTTAGGTAGCTTTGGTATTTGATTGCTACGCTGTAGTATAAGCATAGTTCTATTGAGGTAGGGTACTAAAAACTCTACCGTTAATAAACTGAACAAGCCGCCAAGCGATTGTTCTAGCTCTAGCTGTGTAAGGCGTACCTCTTCAGCTGTAACCCTTTCAGCGTTTCGTACATTCATTACTAAGAAAGCTTCAAGGATTCTTTTTTCTATTGACTGTGCCATCTGTGCGGCTGTAGAAAAGTCAGCAGTTTTACCTACCTGTACTACTCCTACGTCTTCTGGTCTACCTTGTATGATAGCACCGTTGCCAGCTTTTGATAAAGTCTGTGGCTTGGTTGTAGCTGAAGGTGATACAAGAAAGACTACCTTACTTGCAACACTAGCTCCTTCTACGAGAGCTTGAGATAATCCATTAAGACTACGTAAGTCTCCTAAGAATTCCTCTACCCTACCACGTCCATAGTCCTCACCATCTACTGTATTGAATCGAAGAACCAACCATGGAGAAGCGTTCTTGGGTGCGGTGCTACGGCTATCAGCAAGGATTCTATCGTCTACCTCCTGATGCCAGACCCAGCGACCACTACCTTCATCCATCTTGACACAGGTGTACACCTCAGCGTCGTCTTCATATGGTCCTAAGCCTTCGCTGTTTGGACCTACATCTTCGTCAGGCTTTTCTATACCTAACACTTTTCTATTTATTATTTCTTTAGTAACAATCTCTATGACATTACCATTACCATCTCTGTTAACTACGTATCTTTGTAACGGAAAGTGTTTTAATCCATCTTTGCCCATAAATATAAGAGCATTACCAGATACAATTAGATGCTTTAATGCTTGGTGCACTACAACTCTATCATTAGATGCAGCTATGTAGTCCATAATCAGTCTCTCAATTTTAGAGAAGGATAGGTCTAGCTCAGTGCGTATCTGTGGGTCAAGTGTTTGTCCAAGCTTATCGTCACGTACTTGTAACTTAAAAAAGCTAGTCTGGGGTGGTAGTGTAGCAAGCATGAGTTTAGCTGCTAGAGTAACTACAGCCTTAGCTCCTACTGAGTGCCAAGGTTGTTGCAATGATCGCTTACCTTTGTAAGTATCATCTCTAGTAACCAAATAAGGTAAGGTAAGTTCAGAACATTCTACAGCCATATCAAGAAACTGAGTTCTTCCAGATTGTAGTTTGTCGTATCTTTCCTTAGCCTTAAACATTCATACCTCCTGTACCTGTACCGGCTGTAGTCCCGGGGTTAAGGTTGATTTTAAGAGCATCAGTTCCTGTTTTCTGAGGTGTTCCTCGTGAAGCAGTCTTTGCTGTTGTACCATACTCTACGCCTGCTACCTCGTCTGGATCTACCAACTCTTTTTTACCGGGCAGTCTTGACGCATTAACTAAGTCAGGTTGCCTTGGTTGTATAGGAGCTGGTGTCGGCATAGGTGCTGGGCTTGATCTAAATAGACACATTATCTTCGTTTAAAATAGATTTTATATATTGTACCACTTCCTGTTGTCCGGAGCGATACATGATGGAGGCTAAGTCCTCCTTGGGGTGGACGGGGTACCAAGCGAACTTGGTTTCCAAATCCTCTACCAGTTTCTCTAACTTTTCTGAATGAAAGTTAAGCGTACTGGGGTAGGTTTGTGTTTGCATGTTCAAAAAACGCTGGCATACGAGCTGCTTTTGTGTCGGAAAACTGTGGAGC